CAGGTGCTGCAGGAATCGCGGGACTTAAAACAGGATTATTTGGATTAGGTAAAAAAGAAGTAGCTAAAGAAGTTGTAAAAGAAGCAGCGACATCTGGTGGCGTTCCTCCATACTTTTTTAAACTTGTTAATAAAATTAAAAAACTAGGCGATGATATAACTGAAACCGGTGCAGTAGCCGATAGACAAAAAGTTAAACGATATAAAGATTATGAATTAACTGAAGATGTAACAACAGGTCGACAAGAGGTTACAAGATATAAAGTAAGTGAGGAAAGTAGTTATTATGGTCAACCCTTAACTGAAGAAACTTACATGAGCTACACTCCAGGTGAAAATATTATTGGTAAAGGTAAAAAACCTATTAAGACACAAGCTGAATACGAAGAAGGCACAGCTTTTGTAAGAAATGATGGACGATTTACAGGAGAGGTTGTTGATGAATCTACTACTATTTCTGATGATATATTTATAGAGGTTGGAGAAGAATTACCGGAAGCTATTAGAAGAACAAAAGCAGGAGATATAATTCATAAAGCTAAACCAGGTGAAATGGCAGACGGCGGTCGTATTGGTTTTAGATTTGGTGGTAAAGGACCTGGTGAAATTGTACAAGATGAAAAAAAAATGATGGAAAAAATAAAAAAAATGATGGATGATAGTACACATGGAAAATTTATGACTCCATTTCCTGACATGGATAATCCACTTGAAACAAAAAGATTGGATAGTTCTTGGTTAGAATTAGAAGAAGGAGATATTAAAAATGCTCCCTATGATCCAAGCACTAGGGAAGATAACTATATAGTATTTGATGATGGCACTGTTTATTACAAAGACACTGGTGAATTTTATCATGACGATCTTGGAGAAGTTACAAGCCCTGGTTTAGGTGCAAAACCTATTCCTAAAACAGTTGAAGCAGCAACCGGTGGCAGAATCACTTACTCATCAGGCGGCTTAGCTGCCATGCTGGGAGAATAATGAAATACGATATAGAATCAATTTTAGAAATGTATGAGGATGATTACAATCCTACTCCAAGGCCCATGAACCAAGAACCACGGAACATGTACAATCAAGGTCAGCTAGTAAGCAACACGGTTGATGGATCACGGCCCGGGTATAAGGGTAGAGGTAGAGATCTTAAAGATAAACCGAGTTTAAATGTTGGAGGTAAAAATCAATATACCCCAAGAACAACAAAAGAAATCCAAGCTATCATAGATGCTAATCCAGAGTACATAACTCCTAAAAATTTTTATGAACCAACGAACACAATGAAACAAAAAGGTATGAAAAAATTATTAACATTTACTGATACAGAAAACTCTGATGTTGTGTTTCAAAGAAAAGGTCAACCTGATCCAGATCCTGCTAAACAAACAGCTAGAAACACTAAAAGAACTGCAGCTAAAAAAAATTTAGAAGGAAGAATTGTTCAACTCAAATCACCTAAAGGTTATCAAGTGCATCATATTATGCCTTTAGCAGGAAATGAAAAATTAAATACAGGAGACTATGCTGTAGTTTCAAAAGAGATGAATGCAAAAATGTCTAAGTATAATAGAAAAATAAATAAATTAGTTAATGAAGCGTATAATTTAGATTATAGTAAAACACCTAATTTAAAAAGGCTAGATAAAATAAATAATGATTTGTTTGATATTCTTAAAACAGTAAAAAAAGATTTACCTAAGGAATATAAAGGTTTACTTGGATTTAATAAATTAACTCCTGTATTAGATACTTTTGATGATAAAGGTAAACAAGTTTTTTCTGCCGAACCTCAAGGAATAGATTACAAAAAATCTATTGCAGGTGTAAGAGGAGATAAAATAAAAGATATGAAAAAATCTAATATTCAAGATTTAGTAAACAAAGCTCCTAAATTTGAAATAAAAAAAAAACAAATATTATCTCAATTAGAAAAACTAGGTTGTGGTAAAGCAGCTGGAGGCAGGATTAATATGAGAACAGGAGGTCCGACTGATTGTGCACTAGCAGGACAAAAAAAATTAGCTAAAGGTTTAGCCGTCGGGTTTAAAGAAGGTGAAGGAGCTTTAGCACAAAAAATACTACAAGCTGGTAAAGGATTAAAAAATATGGCTTCACTAAGAGGTCTTCTTGGTCCAGCCGCTTTAGGTTTTACTGTAGCTGCTGAAGCAGGGATAGTTGGATATGACATGCTGGCAACTGGTAAGTCTTTTAAAGATGTAGTTGGTAATAGTTTGTTTAATAATTTACTAGGAGATAAAACTAAAATTGATACTGATGAAATAAGATACAAAAATTATGAACGTCTAGGTATAAACACTGATCAAATTAAAAAATTTGAAGAAGGTCTTGGTGAAATAAATCAAATGGCACAAGTATATAATGATGCAGAAAATTCAAACTATAAAATGCTTATGGGTCAAACTACGTCAAATCCTAGAGTATCACAAGCTATGAGAGATAGATCCAACAAAGCTTTAATATTAAAAAACGAAAAAAATCAACAAGCTGCCACTGATTTAACAACAGAGCTATCAAATCCTGAAAAACAAAAAAGTTTAAACGAGTTTGCAGAAAATACTGATCTAAACAGAAGTTTAATTGCGTCTGCCGATCAAAGAGTAGCAGCTAATGAAATACAAAAACCTAGCACAGCTAATTTTAGAAGCGGTATGCAAACTATTTTTCCTCGTAGTAATTATGACTCAGAAACAGATAAAATAATTAATTATCAACCTGTTATGCAAGACTATTATAGAACTAATCAATATTCGGCTGGCGGCATAGCTGATTTAATGAAAAAGAAAAATGACTAAAAAAAATCCAACACTTGTAAAAAATATGAAACATGTTAAGTTTGACGCGATCCCGCCTTTAAGAGGACCAGATCCTCAAGGGTTGATTAAAGAGAAAAAACAAGATAAACCAATACAGGAGAATAAATATGGCAGATATAGATAAATCTCTTCCAAACGTTAAAAGACCCGAAGATGAAGTTGCAGAGGAAATTGATGTTGAAGAGTTCCAAGATACCGGAAATGGTCCAGTAGAAATTACAGACGAAGAAGATGGTGGAGCGACTATTGATTTCGATCCCAATGCAATGCAGATGCCAGATGGTGGCGATCCGTTTGCAAACTTAAACGAATTACTTCCCGAAGACGAAACAAATGAAATAGGTAATCAATTACAAAGTGATTACATGGAATACAAAACATCAAGAGCTGAATGGGAAAGAGCTTATATTGTAGGCCTAGATTTATTAGGATTTAAATACGACAATAGAACAGAACCCTTCCAAGGAGCATCAGGTGCAACTCACCCCGTTCTTGCAGAAGCTGTTACTCAGTTTCAATCATTAGCTTACAAAGAATTACTACCTGCAGATGGACCAGTTAGAACTATGGTCATGGGTGCAACAACTCCGCAAAAAGAAATGCAGGCACAAAGAGTTAAGAATTTTATGAACTATCAAATAATGGATCAGATGAAAGAATATGAATCTGAGTTTGATCAAATGTTATTTTATCTTCCATTATCAGGTTCAACATTTAAAAAAGTTTATTATGACGATTTACTGGGACGAGCGGTTTCTAAGTTTATTCCAGCCGATGACCTTGTTGTTCCGTATACGGCTACCTCATTAGACGATGCGGAAGCAGTCATCCACGTTGTAAAAATGTCAGAAAATGATCTAAGAAAACAAATGGTTTCTGGTTTTTATTCTGATATCGAATTAACTAAACCCACAGGCACTGTAACTAACGAACTTGAAGAAAAAGAACGTGAAGTTGAAGGTGTTAGTAAATCTCAAAGAATAGATGCTATGTATACTCTTCTCGAGTGTCATGTTAATTTAGATTTAGAAGGTTTTGAAGATGTTGGAGAAGATGGTGAGCCCACTGGAATAAAACTACCTTACGTTGTTACAGTAGAAGAAGGTAGTAGAAAAATTTTATCTATTAGAAGAAACTTCGCACCTAATGATCCTAAAAAAATTAAGATCCAATATTTCGTCCACTTTAAATTTCTGCCAGGACTAGGGTTTTATGGTTTAGGGTTAATACACATGATTGGCGGATTAAGTCGTACTGCAACTTCGGCTCTCCGTCAGTTATTAGATGCTGGAACTTTATCAAATTTACCAGCCGGATTTAAACAAAGAGGTGTCAGAGTAAAAGACGATGCCGCTAATATACAACCAGGTGAATTCAAAGACGTTGATACACCAGGTGGTAATTTAAAAGATGCTTTCGTATTCTTACCATACAAAGAACCATCACAAACTTTATTACAGTTGATGGGAATTGTAGTGCAGGCAGGGCAGCGTTTCGCGTCCATTGCTGACATGCAGGTTGGTGACGGGAATCAGCAGGCGGCTGTTGGTACAACCGTAGCTCTTTTAGAACGTGGTTCAAGAGTAATGTCAGCGATCCATAAAAGACTATACGTAGGTCTTAAACAAGAATTTAAATTACTGGCAAAAATATTTGGTGAGTCTTTACCACCAGAGTATCCATACGATGTTATCGGTGCTTCTAGAAATGTTAAAGCAACTGATTTTGATGACAGAGTAGATGTACTACCTGTAGCTGATCCAAACATATTCTCAATGAGTCAGAGAATATCAATGGCGCAAACTCAATTACAATTAGCACAATCTAATCCACCAATGCACAATATGTATATGGCATATAGAAATATGTATTCAGCAATCGGTGTAAAAGATATTGATAGAATCTTACCGCCGCCACCACCGAATCAACCTAAAGATCCGGCGTTAGAACATATTGATGCTATGGGGCAAAAACCTTTTCAAGCATTTCCAGGTCAAGATCATAGAGCCCATGTTACAGCGCATTTAAATTTTATGGCCTCTAATTTTGTTAGGAACAATCCTAGCATTACAGCCGCATTAGAGAAAAATATTATGGAACACATTTCTATTATGTCTCAAGAACAAGTTCAATTAGAGTTCCCACAGGAAATGCAAATGTTACCACAATTACAACAAGCTGCAGTTCAGAACCCACAAGCTCAACAGCAGTTCCAACAAATCTCACAGAAGATAGAAGCAAGAAAAGCTATTTTAATTGCTGACATGACTGAAGAGTTTATGAATGAAGAGAAGAAGATTACATCTCATTTTGATCATGATCCTTTATTGTCTCTTAAAGAAAGAGAAGTTGATCTTAAAGCAATGGACGCTGAACGTAAGGTTAAAGAAGATGAGTCTAGACTTAATTTAGACAAAACTAAATTCTTACAAGGTCAACAGTTGGACGAAGCAAAACTACAACAGAATGAAGATTTAGCTAATCTAAGAGCAGAAACATCTATGGCTAAGTCGGAAATGTCTGCAGAAGTCAAATTAACCTCAGATGCTATCAAGGCCAGTGACGTAAATGTCTTGAAAGGACCTCGAAGATAGTATATTAAAACTTAGGAGAAAATTATGAAGGACCCAAAAATAACAAAACCAGTTGGAGTTAACAAAGACGGTTACGCTAGCGGCGGAGTAGATATAGAAACACCTTCTCAAAACTTGCACCTAGATCCTAGATCTGAGACAAGTATTAGAGGAAGAAGTTATATTGCTCAAGGTGATAACGTTGAAGTTAGAGGAACTAAAAGAATGTTAGCTTCCAAAAGTAAAAAAGCTACTTGGTACTAACATGTGGTTATCGGCAATTAAATTAGCCGTTTCTGCTGGAAGTAAAATTTAC